AAGTTCAAATGGACAAAGTTGTAATACAAAAATTAAGAGAAGTACATGGGAATCGTTAAAAGAGCAGCAGATTTAGCATACACTATTAGGTTTGTCACCCTGATGTCAACTGCATTTGAAAATATGGATGCTTATAAATTAGGCATTATTGACGCTGAGGGTAAGCGCCTTAAAAGTGAAAAGCTTGATACACCCGAAAAGAAAAATGCGTATACCCCATTTATTAGATTGGCTGTGAATGTAAAAAGGCTTTTATCCAATGTACCAGGCGGTAGTAGCTCATTAGGTAGTTTTGCTGCGGCACTATATCTTATTAAAGAAAATTATAAACTTGAAGATAAACAACTTGACAAAATCGTAGCCAAATTAGGCATTGAATCCCTAGATTTTATACTCGAACGATCTGAGTGGTTTATTACTCATAATGATATGTTGGGCCATGGTGTTTATAGACTTCGAAACGAGAAAATGATTAACTCATCGTATGATGTTGTCTGTAATCAAAAGGATCCAATCCGAGTGAATGAAGATGCTTACCCCGTAGGGCAAGTGTTTGGAATAAATATATACAAAGCTAAGCACTTGGGTACTAACCAAGATATTTTCATCACAGCAAACGAGATTTACAAATGAAAATGGACGAGGAAATGACTACTACGGCCGATGCCGGTATTCCCCAAGATACCAAGAACATGGGCCCAAGAATAAAGTCAACCGTAATGCATGACCGTCGCCGTCGCAAAGATGCTCTACCTGTTTTGCTAAAAAGATTCAGAAAATATATTGAAGATAAAAATATAGGTTAATTATGTTTTTTGCCATTGGACCAATCATTAAAGCAGTCTCGACTCTAATCGTGGTATTAGTAGTTGCTGGCGGTTTATATTATATTTCTGACTTAAAGGCCGCGCTTGTTATATCGCAAATGAATGAGCAAAAGCTAGAAGAAGGTATCACAGCTCAAAACGAATTGCTTGAATCAATGAAGAAAGACATTGCTGCCATTCAACAGGCAAATGAAGACTTAAGAAAAGAAAATGAAAAACAAAAGCAAGATGTAGATACACTTGCTCGTAAATTTGACAAAAGGGATTTTGGCGCCTTTTCGCTCAGTAATGTAGAAAAAGCCCAAGAATTAATTAACCGCGGAGTGCAAAATGCTCTTAGATGTTTGGAACTAGCAACAGGCGCTCCATTGACAGAAGAAGAAAAGAATGCACCCACACCTATTGAGGCCAACCGTGAATGCCCTGCGCTTATCAATCCTAATTTTAGTTCCCTTACTAATTAGTGGCTGTGCTTCTTGGATGTTTGGCGATGTGCCAAATGTAAAAGAGGTTCAAATACAAACAAAAGCCGTAGAGAGAGCGCCGCTCAATTTAACAGAGCCAGTGCCCCTTAATGCTCGTGGATTTAAATTTATTGTTATTACACGAGACAACGTAGACGCTGTGTTTACCGCCTTAGAGCGGCAAGGCACCGATCCTGTAGTATTTGCATTGACAGATGATGGTTACACTCAACTATCATTGACGATCGCAGAGATTCGAATACTACTTGTAACTCAAAAAGCCATCATCGGCAAATATAAAGACTATTACGAACCGTCTGAAACGGCAAAATAATTTAGTCTAATTTATCAAAATAGCGGTGTACAAGATCGCTATTTTGATATATAATAACACTTCAGCATAAAACCAACACAGGTGCCTGCAACGGGCACAGAGAGATACCGCATGGCAATTCATATATCAAGAGATAGAGACGACTTATTAACAGACTACGCTATCGGCATGTTAAAAGATTTTTACATGCGTGACTATGAAAAATCACCACAAGAAGCATATGCAAGAGCAGCAAAAGCCTGGTCCACTTATAAAGGAACCATGGATGAAGCACTTGCAGCCCGTTTGTATGAATACGTTAGCAAAAAATGGTTTATGTTTGCTAGCCCGGTTCTTTCCAATGCGCCTGATGGTGTGAAGAAGGACAAAGGTTTACCTATCTCTTGCTTTTTGACCTATGTGCCAGATTCGCTTGAAGGTCTTATTTCGCACTCATCCGAATTGCGTTGGCTTTCAGTATTCGGTGGCGGAGTCGGTGGCCACTGGTCAGACGTACGTACAGTGACTGATAAAGCCCCTGGACCTATGCCATTTCTGCACACTGTTGATGCTGATATGATCGCTTACCGCCAGGGCAAGACACGCAAGGGATCATACGCGGCTTACATGGATGTATCGCATCCCGACATCGCAGAGTTCTTGAGCATGCGTATACCCACGGGTGACGTGCAGCGTAAGGCCTTAAACTTACATAATGCTATTAACATCACTGATTCTTTCATGGATGCCGTTATGAAAAACGAGCAGTGGGACCTAAAGGATCCGGCATCAGGCATTGTAAGTGAAACACTGTCCGCACGTAAATTGTGGGAACGTATTATTGAAGTTCGTTTCCGTACAGGTGAGCCTTACCTTAATTTTATCGATCGTGCAAACGAATTCTTGCCACAACCACTCAAAGACAAAGGCCTTAAAATCAATGGTTCAAATCTTTGCTTAGTGGGTGAAACAAAAGTTAATTGTATAATTGATGGAGATGTTAGACCTGATGTAGATCTTGAAGATGCTGTCAAGCTCTTCCAAACAGGCAGTGATGTTAAGGTTTTATCATATAACCTTGAAACAGGTGAGGCATCATATAAAAATGTAACTAATGGCGCATTAATGAATGATTCAGCTGAATTGCTTCGTATCGAGGATGCGGAAACCGGCCAATATATTGAATGCACACCAGAACATAAGGTTTATACAAAAAATAGAGGTTATGTTATGGCTATGGATTTGAATTCAGATGATGAATTAATTTTTTCATAGAAAAAATGGTATGTTGGCACTATCAACCTGGTTAAAATTTAGTTCTTTAAATTATGGATTTCCAAGAACATACACTAATTTTAGATTTAAAAATTATGGTGGTTCCCGAAATGGTTTTAAAATTGCAATGAAAAAAATATATGGATTATGTGATGAGGATTTTAAATATAGTAGAACAAATGAACACAAACAAAAATTATCAGAATCTATTAGGAAAATGAATGACATTAAAAATATCTAAAGTAACCGGCACAAAATCGGTTTATGACATAACAGTTCAAGAGAATCATAATTTTTATGCAAATAATATTCTCGTTTCGAATTGTAATGAAATTCATTTGCCGACCAGTGCAGATCGCACTGCTGTTTGTTGCCTCTCATCTCTTAACTTGGAGTACTATGAGGATTGGAAAAATACTACCATTGTTGAAGATATCATTACTATGCTCGACAATGTCCTTGAGTATTTTATTGAAAATGCACCAAATGTTATTAGCCGAGCCAAGTATTCAGCTTCACGCGAAAGATCAATTGGTCTAGGCGCAATGGGTTTCCATTCACTATTGCAGAAGCAAGATGTGGCCTGGGAATCTGAATTGGCCCGGGAGATTAACAACGTTGTGTTTAAATATATTAATGAAAAGGCTGTGGCACACACTAAACGATTGGCCGTGGAGAGAGGTGAATACCTCGATGGTATCGGTTCTGGCCGCCGGAATAGCCACTTACTTGCGATTGCTCCTAATGCTTCTAGTGGTGTTATCCTTGCTACAAGTCCTTCCATTGAGCCTTTAAAGGCCAACGCATATACACATCGTACTCGCGCTGGTTCATTCTTGGTTAAAAATGTTTACCTTCAAGAAGTGCTGACTCGGCATGGTATTAACAATGAATCGACTTGGACATCTATTATTACCAATCGTGGTTCTGTGCAACACTTGCCAAACTTGACTGAGGGTGAGAAAGCTATCTTTAAGACTGCACAAGAGTTGGATCAAACTTGGGTTGTTCAACACGCAGTTGACCGACAAAAATATATTTGCCAAGGACAATCTGTTAACTTGTTCTTCCCATCTGGTGTTGAAAAATCATATGTGAACAAGGTGCATATTAAAGCTTGGAAAGAAGGATTGAAGGGTTTATATTACCTACGTACAGAGTCAAAAGCTCGTGCAGAAAACGTATCCGAAAAAGTGGAACGTGTTGCACTACAAGATGACAAACGTTCAATTGTTTACGGCAAAAGCAATTGCCCATGGTGTGCTCGAGCAAAAGAAGAGTTAGAACTTCGCAGTATACCGTTTGATTATATTGACTTAAAAGAGATTGGTAAAACGGCAAAAGAGGTTACTGGTCGCGATGTAAAAACAGTACCGCAAATTTATATTGAAGGCGTATACGTTGGTGGTTATGAACAACTAATACAACACTTAAATAACACCACGCCAGAACTTATTGCCGCTGATGGTGATGAGTGCCGGGCATGTGAAGGTTAATCACACACATAATAAGAAAGAAACAATGTCACTATTTAAACTATCAACAACCTACAAACCGTTCCATTACCCCTGGGCCGTAGAACTGGCAAAGAAACATGAAGAAATCCATTGGGTTGAAGATGAAGCAGAACTATCAGAAGACGTTCAGGACTGGCGCACTAAACTTTCTGCTAATGAAAAGGAATTTATCACTCAGGTTTTACGTCTCTTTACTCAATCCGATGTCCAGGTTGGTGAAAACTATCATGAGTTCTTAATTCCTAAATTTAAGAATAACGAAGTTCGGAATATGCTTTCGTCCTTTGCTGCACGTGAAACAGTACACCAACGTGCGTATGCCTTATTGAATGATACACTTGGTTTGCCTGATGATGAATTCTTTAAGTTCTTAGAATATAAAGAAATGGCAGATAAAATTGAGTTTATGAAAGAAGGTAAGACAAACACTCAGTCAGATTTGGCTCTCGTCTTAGCACAATCCGTGTTCAACGAAGGTATGTCATTGTTCTCATCATTTGTGATGTTGTTAAACTTCCAACGTTTCGGTAAAATGAAAGGTATGGGTACTATCGTCGAATGGTCAATTCGTGATGAGACAATTCACGTACAAGGCAATGCAAAGTTATTCCGCACACTGTGCGATGAGCATCCAAAGATTGTAAATGATGAATTAAAATCAAAAATCTATGAGATGGCAAAAACTGCCGTTACATTGGAAGATAAATTTATTAAACTAGCATTCAACGGCAGTGAGGTGCAAGGTCTAACGCGCAGCGATGTGGAATCATATGTACGTTACATTGCAGATAGACGTTTGTTACAGCTTGGTTTAAAACCAAAATTTAAGGTAAAAGACAATCCACTGCCGTGGTTGGATTGGGTATTAAATGGCGCTTCTCATGATAACTTCTTTGAGAAGCGTGTCACTGAATACTCTGCTGCAGGTATGGAAGGCGACTGGGGCTGGGAGAAAGCTGCATGAAAGAATATAGAATAGAATGCGAAGAGTGTGATAATGTAACAACTATATTATCCGAATATTCAGCTGATGAACCAGAATTCTGTCCTATGTGCGGCCGTAGGCAGGATTCAATAGAAATAGAAGGCGCGGAGTACGATGATAGTTGATCTTCTTGTTTGGGCTTTTATAGCATACTTGCTTATCCAGGTAGGTGCTTTTATTCAACGGGTAACATACCGCATGGAATTGGATGAGGATGCCGAAGATGATGAAGATGAAGAAACACCACAGGAGGTTATAGCTATGATTCAATACCATGATGGCATCATGTACGCGTATGATGATTGTGTGTTTTTAGGCCAGGGCGTAACCATGGAACATCTAGAGGAACATATGAAGTTAAGGATTAAAGAAGTCTATACAACGCCGGTGAGCGTGCAGATCATGACAGAAGATAAAGAGTTAATTGCTAAATATAATCTAACTCCAAATTAAGCTTCGCATATATAGTTCTATGTGGCTATATAACAATCAAGAATTAAAGGAAACACCAGAAGAATTTCAAGGCTTTGTGTATATAATTCATGAACTTAATACTGGCATGATGTACATCGGCAAGAAATTCTTTTGGAAACCTAAAGTGCTTCCCGTTAATAAGACGAGGAAACGTAGAGTCCGAACCAGAGTCGAATCTGATTGGCGCGATTACTACGGCTCGAATAAGTTCTTAAGGCAGCTTATTGAGGCGAACGGTAAAGACAACTATAAACGAGAAATCCTCAGGATGTGCGTATCCAAGGGTGAGTGTTCGTATTACGAAGCTAAACTGCAGTTTCAATACGACGTGTTACTAAGTCCAAAATACTATAACGAATTTATTGGATGTAAGATCAACTCTTCTCATTTAAAAACCACAACCACGGATAATAATACTTTATGATTACAAAAATAGTTGTGTACATTTCGCCTCAGTCGTGATATAATTTATATACTTACTCCAAAGAAACAAGATATACTATGATTATTTTTGACTACAACGCAATTGCTCTGGCTTCTATTTTCGCCAACAAGACCGTTGTCCCAGATTTAGCTCGACACATGATTCTAAACACCATTAGAATGTATCGACAAAAATTCCCTAAGAAAGACTATGGCGGTGTGGTTATTGCTTGCGATGCACCAGGCAACTGGCGCAAAGAGGTCTATCCACAATACAAAGCAAACCGTAAAAAGAGTCGTGATGCATCATTATTTGATTGGGCTGCAGCCTTTGATATTATGAATAGTGTTCGTGAAGAGCTTCGCGATAACTTTCCATATAAATTAATTCATGTCAATGGCTGCGAGGCAGATGATGTTATCGGAGTACTCTCATATAATACGCAGGAGTTTGGCCAATTCGAAAACGTGGTTATTATCTCTAATGACCATGACTTTGCTCAGCTGCAGGTTATGGACAATATTAAACAGTTCGGGCCATTAAAGAAAAAGCTTATTGTAGAGAAAAGCCCTAAGCTTAAATTGCTGACGCATATCTTTAAAGGCGACGCTGGCGATGGTGTACCTAATGTGTTATCTGACGACAACGTATTCGTTGATGGCACGCGCCAGACGCCGCTCAGTCAAAAGAAAATGGATACGTTTATAGCTACACTACAAGATGATAGCCAATCTCTTGAGAACGCTACTTGGTTCCACAACTACCAACGTAACCAACGAATGGTTGATCTTAAATTTACCCCAGAACATCTACGTAAGGAAATCCTTACTGAATTTGACAAAGAGCCTATAGGCAAAGGGTCTCTGGTGTTACCGTATCTTATAAATAAAAAATGTAGGATGTTAATTGAATGTGCTTCGGAGTTTATGTAATATGGGAAAAGAATTATTGATCCATGAAGTTATCGAACTAGTGGAAAAACAAAAAACAAAAGCAGATAAAGTAAAAGTGCTTAAAGAATACGAAACATGGGCTCTCAAAGATATTATTAGAGGCTCAATGGATTCTACATTAATGTGGAATTTAC